ACAAAACCTTCACAACAGACAGACGGTACTCCATTAGTTTATGGTGATTTGTGGTTAGATGCTAGTGATTTAGAAAATTACCCTGCATTAAGTCGCTGGGAAGAAATTGACGGTGTGGATCAATGGCTAGCTATTGACAACACTGACCAAACAAGTAATAATGGTATATTATTTGCTGACGCACGTTGGGCAACTAATAATTATACTGACCCGGTAAATGATCCTATCCCAAGTATTAGCAGTCTATCACTGAGCAATTATGTTGATTTAGATTGTCCTAACCCAGCATTGTATCCACAAGGTATGATATTATTCAATACACGCCGTTCAGGATATAATGTAAAAGAGTTTAGAAGAAGTTACTTTACACAAGCTAACTATCCAGGTGCTAGCTTACCAACTCATCCTTATACATGGGTATCAGTAAGTGGATTGAAGGAAGACGGCGCGGCATATATGGGTCGTAAGGCACAACGTAACATGGTTGTACAATCATTGAAGGCAGCAATCGGTACTAATATGAGTATCCGTGAAGAAGATTCATTTATGAATCTAATGGCTACCCCGGGATATCCAGAACTAATGCCTGATATGGTTACATTAAACAATGACCGTAATAATACTGCATACATCGTCGGTGATACACCGTTGCGTTTAGCAGACCAAGCAACTGATATTTTAGCATGGGCTAATAACACTATAGGTGCAACAAGTTCAGGTGAAGATGCTATGGTAACACGTGATACATATCTTGGTGTATTCTATCCAAGCGGTATTACAACAGACTTAACAGGTGCTTCTGTTGTAGTTCCGGCAAGTCACATGATGTTACGCACATTCTTACGTAATGATACTGTTGCTTATCCTTGGCTAGCGGCAGCCGGTGTACGTAGAGGTACAATTGACAATGCTACAAATATTGGATACTTAGATTCAATTACTGGTGAATTCAAAACTGTTAAGAATCGTATGAGTATTCGTGATGTATTGTACACTAATCAAATCAATCCATTAGCATTCTTCACAGGCGTAGGCTTGTTGAATTATGGTAATAAGAATACATTTGATTCACAAAGTGCGTTAGACAGAACAAACGTATCACGTTTAGTATGCTACATTCGTGAAAGACTACAGATTGCGGCTCGTCCGTTCGTATTCGAACCTAACGATTCACTAACACGTAGTCAATTGACCGGTGTAGTACAATCATTATTCATTGACCTAGTTGCAAAACGCGGTTTATATGACTATTTGGTTGTTTGTGACGAGAGTAACAATACACCCGCAAGAATTGATAGAAACGAACTATGGGTAGACGTTGCAGTGGAGCCAGTTAAGGCTGCTGAATTCATCTATATTCCGGTACGTATTATGAATACTGGCGAGATAAATGGATAAAAATAAGTCCCCGGCAACGGGGATTTATTATAGATAAATAATAATATAGGAGAAACACAAAATGGCAACAGCCTCAAATTCACTGTTTAATATGACAGTAGGTTCAGATAACACCCCTAGTTCTCAGGGTTTGTTAATGCCTAAATTACAATATCGTTTCAGAGCATTGTTCCTAAATTTCGGTGTTGGTGGTTCTACACAAGAATTAACAAAACAAGTAATGGACATTCAAAGACCCAACGTGTCATTTGAAGAAGTTACACTAGACATTTATAACAGCAAAGTATATCTAGCTGGTAAACATGCATGGCAAGAGACACAAATTAACTTGCGTGATGATGCGGCAGGAAACGTCAGTAAACTAGTTGGTCAACAATTACAAAAGCAATTTGACTTTGTTGAACAAGCAAGTGCGGCAACAGGACAAGATTATAAATTTCAAATTAATTATGAAATATTAGACGGTGGTAATGGTGTATTGGTTCCAAACGTTTTAGAAGCATGGGAATTGTATGGCTGCTTTATTAAATCTGCAAACTACAATAACTTAGATTATAAGAGCAATGAACCAGCAACAATTCAGTTAAGTATTCGTTTTGATAATGCAATACAAAGCCCATTGAGTTCGGGTCTTGGTGTACAAGTTGGTCGTGCATTTGGTGGCGGATCGGTAACTGGTATCGGCTCATCAAGATAATAAATGGCAAACGGCTTCGTTGAAAATCTATTAACCGACGCCGTAAAGGGATTTTTCGGTAATGATTACTTGCGTGATTACACTCACGCAAGTAAAACCTTTCTACCAGACACACAAGCATATTCCCCTAGATTTAAATTTTTATTTCATGTATATTTTGATATAAATGACGGAATCAGTAGCGCAAATGTTCCAAACATTCCAGAAGATCATAACTATGGTCTAGCAGTAAAAACAGTACAACTTCCTAAATACAGTTTTGATGTACACACTATGAATCAATACAATCGTAAACGTATTGTTCAAACTAAAATAAAATATGATCCAGTTAATATAACAATGCATGACACTAATAGTGGATTGATTACTAAGTTATGGCATGCGTATTATACATATTATTATAAAGATGGTGTTCAGCCTGACCCATTAAATGCTCAAAAGAAAGCTAGTTTCGTAGGCGCAAGATCCCCTGCAAATAGAAACGGCGTGAATAATATTGATATAAACAAACGCAATTTATATCAAAAAGATATATCTAATAGTGACGATTGGGGTTATGTCGGTGAACCTCAAAGTCTAACGCAAGGCGAAGAATACAAAGTTCCGTTCTTTAGAGCAATAAACATATATGGTTTTAATAATCACAATTTTACATTGTACAGACTGATAAATCCTATAATTGAAAGTTTCACACATGATACTTACAATTATGCTGAAGGTAGTGGTGTCATGGAAAATACAATGACATTACAATATGAAACTGTACAATATTATACTGGTGCAGTAGATGGTAAGAAACCAGAAGAGATTGTTAAAGAATTTGGTTCATTAGGGCATTATGACAAAACGGTAAGTCCTATTGCTGCCGCAGGTAGTAATGGTAGTATTCTTGGTCAAGGTGGATTACTTGATGGTGCCGGTGGAGTAATGGATAAACTTGCTAGCGGTGATTATATTGGTGCTATTAAACAAACAGGACAATTAACAAAGACATTCGCACAACCCGGTGCAATAGTTAATGCTATTAAGGGTGATGCATTTGGTGCGGCTAGTGATTATTTAAAAGGTACGCCTAATAGGAATGTCAATTTTGGCTTCCCATCACCTAGCTCATTAATAAATAATGCACAAACCAGTCTGACACAAGGTATAGGCAAATCAACCGGATACTATCCAAAAGACTACACAGGACCAAGATAATATGGGTAATACATTAGATGCACCAAAGTCAATATTAGACAACACTGTTAAAATATTTGATAGTTATTATAATTCTGATATAGTCATAGATGCTAACCAGTATGAGATAGTAAAGAGTTATTTTTTTGACGTTAGCAAAAGTGAAAATATTTCTAGTAATTTTGCATCAATGATTTTCAGAATATCAAATATTACCGGTGATAATCCCTTAGACTTAATTGAGTATATGAAGGGTAATGCAAAGACTAAAATAGAAGCCAATGCTACGATGATATTTTATCTAAATGCTATAAAAAGCAAAACAGCATTGTATGGTATAAGTGTAGTACCACAACCCAATGATAACGTTCAACGTAACGTTTTAATTTAATGGCTAACTATGCACAGGGTATATTCATACCCACAAATCTCGAAAAATATATAGGTAAACATCGCCCTAAATATCGAAGTGGTTGGGAATTAACTTTCATGCAATTTTGTGATAAAAATAAAAATGTATTAAAGTGGGCAAGTGAAGCTATAACTATCCCCTATCGCCACCCGCTAACAGGTAAAATGGCTAACTATATCCCTGATTTTTTTATAGTTTATGAAAATAAATTTGGAAAGCAACAGGCTGAGGTTGTTGAAATTAAACCTAAAAAACAAAGTTTAATTGAAAGTAAGGTAGCAAATGCCCGTGACAGGGCCGTAGTAGCAGTAAATCATGCTAAGTGGGCAAGTGCTAAAGCATATTGTGCCCACAACAAGTTTGTATTCAGAGTTATCACAGAAGAAGATTTGTTTAGAAACGGTTCACGCAAGTAATAAATACTACTATTATAGGATAGTAGAATGACAAAAAAGTTAGAAGAATTATTTGAACTACCGAAAGACGAAAGTGAGGTCAACGATGATTTCATTGAAAACGCAGAAATTCAAACATATACACAAGAAGCCTATAGTAATTTAGAAAAAATTGAGAACGCATTACCACAAGTGCGTGGACTAGAAGCCAGCGATACTGAAATGGATGAACTAGCGGAATTAGCTAAGAACAGCTATAAAGACTTGATGGATTTGGGAATGCAAGTCGATAGTCGTTTTGCTAGTGAAATATTTAATAGTGCTGGTACAATGTTGGGTCATGCTATTACTGCTAAGACAGCTAAAATCAATAAGAAATTAAAAATGATTGATTTGCAGATGAAAAAAGCACAATTAGACCATAAAATATCTAGTAAAACTGAAGAAATTGAAAATACCCCATTGGGCGAAGGCAATTTATTAGATAGAAATGAATTACTAAGATCCATATTGGCAAGCAAAAAAACGTAATAAAGATAAATATTATATAGGAATAATACAATGAAAAGCCTTCGTCATTACCTAACAGAAAGTGTTAGAACTTACAATTATACTATCAAAATCGCCGGCGATGTTGATAAAAACTTCTTTGACATGTTCACTTACAATCTAAGTAAATTTGATCCCGTCAAGATTGAAGATCCAAAGACGACTCCGATTCAAAAAGATCCATATGGATTTCCTGAATTAGAGAATCAGATGATTCATATTATTAAAGCTGAATTCAAATATCCTGCAACTGAACCAATGATTCAACAAGTTGCACAACAATTAGGATGCAATATAAACAATGTCAGAGTTACGACAACTGATTATAATGATAGCATTAATGCAGAGAATGACAGATATTCCAATGAAGATAGAAGCGACAAACCGTTATTGACAAATCCAGAATTACTTGATGACGGTAAGCAAGCTAATAAAGATTATGCAAATCAATACTTGGACAAGGTATTACCTAAGAGACCAAGTATTGATATTCCATATGAGGGCAAGAAAACTCCAACAGCTCCTAACAAGAGTAAAGAAGGAATGCAAACACAAAGCCCCATGAGTAAAATTAATCTTCCACCAAAACCAGCAACAGGAGCACGTAAATGATTGACTTTAATTCTAGCCAACTAACATGGATTTTAATTGGCGCTTGTAGTATGGGCGGTACAGGGTATTTAACGATGGACAGTAAAATTGCAGAGTTAGATACTAAAGTTGAAGTAAATAGTGCAAAAATGGATGATATGAAAACAACGTTTGCTGAACTACAAAAACAACTGACTCGCATGGAAGATAAATTAGATAGAAAACAAGGATTAAAATAATGAACTTGAGAAGCCTACTACAAACAATGTACACCATTAGTGAGGGTGAAACAAAAGAAACTCCTACAGGTCGTGAGCATAAAGGTACTTATGGTTCCAGTCATGGCAAAGAAGATGTCCGTGACCAATATGGACATAAAGTTGGTAAAATAAATAAAGGTGCGGCAGATAAAAAGAATGATGCTCCTAAAAAGCGTGGACGCCCTACTAAGGCGGCTAAAGATTCTACTGGCGCAGATATCAAACATGACACCTCTGGTATCCAAGCGATGCTAGGTAAAAAGCCAAACAATGAAGTTGGTAAAAAATCTGTTAAGCATAGTTTAAAAGATTGGATCGAAGCATCTGAACAAAAATCACTAAATGAAGATGGTCAGTATGTTACAAAGCCTATCCCACAACAAAATACA